CCATAATACTTCTCCTTTGGTTGGATTTAGTCTCAACATGCAAAACGGCCCCAAGGCACGTTATGCGCTCTTGAGGCCGTTCCGATCTCACAAAGGAGTGGTAGGGAATCTCTTTATTCAGTTATCTAATAACAGAACTTACGCCATATCTGGTTTGGCGTCAAGGGGTTTCGTCAAACAAAATACAGAATCTGTTAATTCGTCCAACTCGGAACCCAAACGAACACGTCCATTCTGCTCACTAAGAACCTGAGTGACCCCTCCCTGGTTCATATTCACGTTCACTTTTCCGGTGACTTTTCCCTTGTGTACCTGCGATTGAATGTAGGCAATGGCTTCAGGTATACAGTCCTTTTTTCGTAGCGCGATAGTCTCTCTATAGGAAACTATCTTTTCACGCTTGATGACTTCAATTCCTAACGCTTTCTCAATGTCTGTGCGGGTGTCCAATGGTTCCTCCAGTTATGTTTTGCGCTTAACCTCAACTTGACTTATTGACGACTCTCACGTTACCGGACTGTGAACCTTTTTGGCTCGGAGTCATACCTTTTTTCCCTGACTGCTTTCTCCCACCGCCCTTGCCCTGTCCAGGACCACCGCCCCCATCATCAGGAGGATGCAATCCTAGAGAAGCTGTCTTCTTTGCTAGGGTAGCCTCTACTTCTAGTTTCCATTCGGCATCAGCAAGCTGCTCTTCCTTCCAGCGTTCATGACGTACCGAGTAATCAGGAACCCCAACCTTCTCCATCGTAGTCTCCATGTCAACAGGTAACTTCTGTTGAATCATGAACATATTGAGCATTCGTTCTTGAATGTGGGTAACGTTTAGAAGTTGCGCGGGAGTGTTTATTACCTTAAGCCGGTCACAGTACCACTTCGCTCTTTCAAGTCGGCTATGGGCACTCACATTGCTGTCATCCTCTCCAGGTAGATGGGATGGGACCAGCGAATTAGGATCATTGTCGAATGTCTCAACTCCAACGCCCTCGGGACCGATCATGTCCATAATCATGTCCACGGTGAAGTATTGCGCGATGTTGAACTTGAGCATGTTCGCATCTTTGGAGTTGGCTACCCACTGATTCAAAGCGATTCCTTTGGCTACCGGACCTAAGTTCTCAATCATCTTGTCGAATGACTGGTCCGACATGTTGCCTTTGACTTCACGCATCGAAGATATATCAGTGAGTCCCAATGCCGCCTTAACCGCAGCGCCGAGAGTATCAACGCCCTTGAAATCAACTTCGTGAACTCCATAGTCCTTAGGTAGTAGAGATGCAGTCCACTTATTCGGATCGCCCTTACCGCCAACACGGACTCCCTGAGCATGCATCAGATCCAATTTGTCCATGTGGGTTCTGGAAACGCCTGTGGATACGTCCGATCCTAGCGGAGGGTCTTTCAGGATCGCCAGAGCGTTGTTTATGTCTGAAAGCCGGTCGCGACGAGCTACTTCCAGGCCCTTCACGCCTGCGACAATCGAATAACCCATTGGCGACCAAACCCAATCATTAACGTCATGCTGAGTCACTGGGATCATTCCGTGCATATCCCAGGCCGTATCGTCGTAAAGCGGAACAGGGCAGGATGGGGAAGTTATTACGAGGCGCAAACGAGGGTACATCTTGCAGTCTTGTAGTTCGGCCTTACGTGACCGTGGAAGTCCAGTATCGGGATCGGTCCAGACAATCAGGTCGCCAATTGTGGGAACCTTGTAACCCCAGGTCGTTCCATCTACACCCATCTGCTGCGTAAATCCCGTGTCGTTGATGCGCAGATCGTGGACAAAGTGATAGCGGATTTCAGTATATTTATCCACCCAATCGGAATTGTTCGACCCACCAAACCGCCACCGATCATAGAACTCGTATCGCCGCAGCATGTTCTGTGTGACATTGACTCCACTGCGAGAGTAGGCGGAAATCGGCGTGAGCCACTGCTGAAACTGCCAAAACCGCGCGTGGGCCTCGGCAAGCCCCATCGGGAAGACGATTGTGCCAGCGTAAGCATCATCCAGGTCGGCATTGTGAGGAAGTTGGTCGGGAAGGAACTCGCGAGGTCCAAGCGCCTCAAACTTGATTTTGGCCGGCCCGCCCCCATGCCATGGTCGAGAGAACTTTTGCCATTTGTAGCCGCGTCCAAGCATGGCCCACTGGAGAGCCTTGCGGGTATTGGGAACGTATAGGGAGTCCCAGAAAACAAATTTGAAGATGTCGTTATAGAGCGCAACTGTCTTCTTTGACTGCTCAGCCTTCGAACCCATCGTGGCAATCTGCCGCAGATCGGTAATCGTCTCGACGAAGGATCGAATGTCTGGTTGGAGGAGATTGGAGGGCATGTCACGGTCCTGGCCGGTGCCCATCAGAAGCTGAATGTCGTTCGTGAGGTTGGCTATGCCCGGCTGGTTCTGAACCCAATTATCGCCCTGCTGTACCAACTCGCTAAAAAATCCCGCCCTGTACTGACCGGACATTTCCCTTGGTGGGGCTTGCCATGAGATGACCTTCCCATTGTCTTCACCAAGAAGCACTAGAGTCTTCCCTTCATGCCATCCGCTACGATGCGAGTGTCATCTCCACCCTGTTCGTACATCTCAGCTGCCAACTTGGGAATAGCCCTGATTCTCTGGCTCAAGATTCTCTCGTACATTGTGTCTTGGGCATCCAACATGCGGATATTGACATCCCTGTTGAATGCGTCCAGGTGGACATTTCGTGCCACGATTGCATCACGAACAGCCTTACGGAATCCGCGCTCCTTTTCCAGCTTCTTGACTGCTGCCCGTTCCTCATCATCGATGTGCTGTTGACGATATTGGTCCATGAATCGGTCGAGGTCTGAAGCGTGAAGGCATGTGACTGTTTCATATCGCATCCCCTCAGGTACATTGATAGGCGGTGCTCCCTCAATTCCAAAGCTGAGGATTCTTCCGCTGCTTAATTCTCGATACACTACCGTACGTTCGCGACCAGTAAGTTGAATATTGCCCATGCGGAAAGTTTACCCCCACTACAAGATAACGGCAATTGAAAACGTCAGTACGATGGTACTATCATCGATCTGGTACACCACTCATCGTCAAAAATCTCTTTTACCTTCTTGGTCAGAGGCCAGCGTGATTGAATACGGCTTGCGGAGTTCTCCAACTCGTGGAACGTAGTCCAACCCATCGCAGAGGCGAAAATATTATCATCGTGCTGGCCCTGCATGTGAATGAGTTCCCACTTACCCTCCACGCCCGTATACTTGCGCACGAACGTCCCCAACTGCCTGATGACGATAGGATCGTTGAGCACAAGCCACCCCGTATTTACAGCGTCTACCCAGCGATCGAGCAGATAGGGACGGGTATAGGCGCGAGTCCACCATCCCTCACTATGTCCGCTGTCCTGCAACACGTTCCCTTTTTTGTCGATGCGGATCATGATGTGGTGATCGAGGAAGCCCATTATCTTCAACTGGCTTTGGCATTCGTCGCCAGGTTTACGTGTCTGCTCGATGATGAACTTTACCACCAGCGGATTGGCGGAAGTCAACCCACCTGCTCCGTCTGTACCGTACAGAACAGCCACAGCCGACGCGATACGAGACATCTGCGGAGAATTTACCCGAAGCGATGTGAACGATGCCACCTGGATATCGGGTTCTTTACCGTGACCATGCTTCTGCACGGAAAGCGCAGCCCGATCCTCGTTGGGTTTGTTAAGACCTCCTGCAGTATCAATCGCAATAGCGTATTCGGCTCCGGGTTGAGGCTCTTCGAAGATCAGCAGTTTGTCGAAACATGCCTCATCGGTGGAATCGTTGAAGGTGCGCAGCGGCACCAGATTCCAGCGATACTCGTTATCATCCAACCCTTTCCATTCGAGAACAATATCCGGTTCATTTTGGTTTGTGTCGTCAGGATAAGGCTCATAGGGCTTGTTTTCATTGCCCATTAAGATCGTGCGGCCGGTGATCGCATAAGCCGCATAGTTGGTCTCGCGAGCTTCGGACACAAGCGATATAGACTCCTGAGTAAAAACAGGATCGTCTTTGGACTGGAAGGCGTCCTCCGGAGTAACGGCATTTGCTGCCAGGAATTCCCTCTCGGCATGCTTGGCGATGGCCTCTTCGTAACCGCACTGCCAGAACCATTGAAACTCCTTCGGCATCTCCCAACGCTGGCCGAGCACCTTCCAAAGGTAATCGGTAGAACGCACGAACAACTCACCGCGGCGGCGCATCTTGCGCGTGGCATCAGTAACGTGCTGCTCCCATGGCTCCGGAAGGGGATGCTGGCGCAACCACGCCTCGGGGGGATAAAGGTCGGTCGCACAAGCAGGGGGAATGAAAAATGCCTTGAACCTTCCCTTACCGGACGAATACAGTTCCCAGCTTTCCTTTTGCCACGTCGTCGCCATCGAGCCGGTTCCTTCAAGAACCATAAACAGCGATGGGAGTTGATGGCAGGCCGGGAACAGCCCTTCATCCAATGTGTGTTTTGGATTTGTGTAGTCGCCTAGCTCTGAAATATGGAGGCAACTCGGGCTATCCCCTTGTCCTATACCAACTTCCTGTGCGCCTGCCTGGACTGACAATCTGGAGCCATTTGTCCATTTCGGCTCGTTTATCTTGGTCGATATCTGGGGAACCCTAAGCCAGAATGGCAACTTTTCCTGGCAGGTATCAATCATGTTCTTGAGTTTCTTCGACTGCTCTACCTGCACAGAAGCCACAATTGCGTAGGTGTTGGCAACGTAGAGGATGCGCTGTACGAAGAAAAGTGCTGTGGCGGTCGATACACCCAACTGCCGGGCCTTGAGGATGAAGAGCTGAATTGCGATCTGTAGGTCGTCGCATTCGGCGAGGAAGGCAAGGAAGATCTTCTGAGCTAAACGAAAGTCGAAATGAATGATCTGTGTATTGGCAGCACGGATGTAAGCGTAGCGGGTGACGAAGTATTCAGCGGAAGCGAAGGAAAGAAACCGTTCATTGGCTACCCATCTCTTGATTTTCTTGACTGTGGCAGGGGATGGGGATTTGTCGTCTTTCCAAAAAAAGTAGGACCGCGCACCGGTTTTAGACTTGGATACGTCCGCGTACTTGTTGATTTCCTCCACCATGTAATCGCATTCTGCGACCGTATGGAAACGAGGCTCCCAACCGTTTTTCCGCGCAAATCCTTCTATTGTCTGTTGAATGACACGTTCTGAATACAAATCACTTGCCGCCTTCTAAAAGCTTGTGCTTGTCTGCGCTAAATTCCTGAATTTGTTCGCCTAATGCCGGGAAAGCGTCATCCCAGTCAGCATCATCGTCAGAATCCTCGTCCCGCTCCTCTGCCGGCCGTCCGAATCCAAGATTGATCTCGATGCCGCCGCCCTTCTTGGTTGGCAGGAATCCAGTTGCTTCGTGGAGCATTCTTTGGGCCTTGTCGTCTCCATGGCCAACAAGTATAGGACGTCCTCTCTTGTCGAGGAATGGCTTACCGTCTTGATGAAGTAGAGGACTTCCTTGGGTAGCCGCATCAATAGTAGCTTCTACCACGTCAGGATGGGCAAGTATTGCCTTTAGGGCGCTCTCCGTTGCCTTCATGGACTTGGCGGCCATGAGTATAGCTCCAAGCATCTCCACGGGGTTTACATTCGCTCTAACGCAGATTGACTCAAACGATAGTCGCGTCAGGTCTTGAGGCTTTATTTCTCGGACTGCGGACGTGAAAGATATGGCGCAAGGCTGATTAGATACTGCGGCGAAGGATAAGACTTGCTTGCGTGGCCAGTTACCGAATTTCGGTTTACCGAAGCACCGTGTGAGTATTTCAGATGGCTCCTTGGGCATCAGAGCCACCATCGCAGGATCAATATCCAATCGCTTCATCACAGCCGAAGTAGCCTGATCGCTACGCTTGATGATTGAGGCGCTTGGAGAACCTTGCAAGGGAGTTTTCTTCCGACTCGAAAGATTTGTATTCTTCGGGGCTTTGCGGCGTCCGACGATCTCCAACCCGGCTGATGGTGGCTTCTGTCGTTTCATCGATTTGAGGATACTCCCGATCCGCCCAGCGTTCTGCTACTTTCACTGCCCTTTCGAGGATATCAATAAGTCTGTTCAACTGTAATGCGGTCACTCTACCATCCTCCGTGAGTGTGACTTTTTATGATTTCCTGGATGATTTCCGTAGGGATAGAAACTTCACCTCCCCATTCATCTTTGAATACAGCGAACCCCGGTTCGTATCGCATTGAGTTGGTGTAGGAACCTCCAGCACGGCCGCGTTCGTTGAACTCGCGAACGGTGCCGTCCTTCATCTTCACCGTAAAGTCAGGCATTACACATCCCTCCGTTTTCCCAATCCCCGCATAGACTTCGAGAATGACGACTTTTCTGGTTCTGGCAACTTTAGTTCCGTGGGCTTGGGGATGGGCTGGTCAGTCTCGCGGCGAAAGCGGTCGGGGGGAACTTCGGCAATTACTCCCGACAAGAAAGGCTTATCTGTCTTCAATGGTGTGCCCAGCCAGTTACCAATGCCTCCTCTGGTGACGCGCCCAAAGTCGTCCAGTTCATAATTCACCCACCACTGGAGGGATGCTTCATCTCCCTCATCCCACCCCATCTGCCAATCCGCCTTGAACTTGGCATACGCAGTGTGGGCCATGAGGGAGCATGTCTTTCCCAGACCAGCCAGGATTTTCTCCCGAATTGGCTCGGCAATGTCTACAGGAAGTCCCTGAGTCATGCGGACGGCTATACCTTTTTTAATCTCGGTTCCGCTTAGAGGCTGAGGAATGACTACAGTATTGGTGCTCATGCTTGTGCCTCTCTGTACCTGGTCTGCAAAGCCTTCATCTTCTCACGGGAACTGACCCTTGGACGATGTTTCCCTTTTTCGATGTCGCGGATGCTCTTTCTTGTCAGTCCCAAAACCTGTGCTTCCTGCTCCTGGGTCCAGCCGTGCTCTCTTCGCCAGCGTAGCCATTCGCCCGCATAGTCGCGTCGTGGATCGCCGTGAACGTGTCTCTCTTTCATGACGGGCGAATTATTTTCGGTTGCTGGGGTTGATCCATGCCGATGAACTGAGTGCTCATCGTATGTCCGCAGTTAACACACCAGATAACCGATACCAGATGACCAACAGGAGTACTGACGACGTTGCACATGAACTCCAGTGGATCGTGATTGCAGGCTGGGCAAGTTGGCTGGTGAAGCCTTGGAGTATCATTTTTAACAAATTCGATCAGATTTTCGTCGCGGTCGTTCATTTTCTTCCTTTGGTGAAATATTGCATTTATTTTGCGTGGCTGGATGGGGTTCGAACCCATGGCCTCCGGACTTCTCCAGCAGTGTTATGCATGGTCCTTTGTCTGGCGCTCTCCCAGCTGAGCTACGCAGCCGCGCATTTCCCCCGGCAAAAGGGGAACTTTTTAAGCAAATGCAACCTTAATACTGGAAAGTACCGCTGTCGGGGGAGGAACGACGGGGATAGCGACCGTTACAGCCTCGGTATCGGTAAGCGCCAGACCTTCGGCGGTGGTTAGTGTTGCCGTGATATTGGCCACGCCATTCGCTACGGCTGTCGTCAGCCCGGTTGTTGGGTCAAACGTAACGATGGCCGAAGCGGTATCGCTTGAGGTAAATGTGGCAGCGGGAAGGGTTCCGGTAAATGGTGCGCCGAACTGGTCGAAGCCAAGAACGCTAGCGGTTACGACCTGTCCTGCGGTTGTAAGGGTTACTGGTCCTGCTGTGGGCATGTGAACTCCTTGGAATGCGATTTGGATGCTGGTTAGTTTTGGGGGTGCAACCTCACGAGCAATCGCGTACAGCACATGAAGTTGACGTTCAGCTAGTTCGATGAGACGAGAAAGCTGGTGATTTTTTATCTGCTCGGGTTCGTGCTGGTGACCCATAGGTTCCATCCTAGCCTAAACAGGTTACGGTTACATGGTCATTTAGATGCATCAGACAAGATGAGGTGTTCCGCATGATTTCGATCCTGGTTACCCTGCTCATCATCCTTCTGATCTCTCATTGTCCGTGTTCCTTTTCAATGTGACGTTCCAGCTCCTCTTTACCTGCTAATATCTCTCCGCATCTAGGACATATTTCCTCATGGTCGTGGATCATTGTCTCCTGCTTACTTTTTCTGATTTCAAGGTAATAACGTAAGTCTATAACGTGGTTCATAACCCAGTTCCTTGGCCACTCCCAGAGTAAAATGAAAGGCCAGTACCACCATACAGCTCCACCGATCCAACCACGATAGCGCTGTCGAGAAGAATCCCAGATTATTCGATTTTCCATTATCTGCCTAAATATCGAACGCCAAAATCTAGGTTCATCGATCACGACTTCCTCCAATTACCGCGCTTACTCAGCATCCGCCGCCGACCGCTCGGCAGTAGGCCGCGCTATATTTCCCATGCGGACAGCTTCCGCGCGCGCTACTCGCGGGTCCCGGTCTAGATAGTTTCTCAGATGCATCTCCTCCATCAACCAATTCACTCCGCAAGGGTTGCATCGGACATAATCCGACCGCATTACTCTCGGCCTCTTGCAAAACGGGCACGGGGATTCTGATCCTACCTCGTTTCGCCTGAACTCCCTCATCTGTTCCTGCTCTTCCAGTGTTGGCATCTTGTTCAATTCCATTTGACTTTCTCCCTCGATTCCTCTCCTGCTTGCACGTCAGACACTCCCGCTTGCCATCTGAACGGTGATAGAGATTCCCATCCACCATCGAGTGACCCTTCGAACATCGGTCTGACTTCAATGCACCCATGAGTGAATAATACGCTATTCGATTCTCAAGTCAAGTGAATAATTCTCTGAGTGGAAAATACGCTTACTCGGCCAAAATCTACCGGCCCGTGAATGAATGAAATTACCTCCCAAGCCAACACGACTCCCTACCTAGGACAACTTCTCGCCGATCAATCATCCGGCCAACCTGTCAGCATCGAGAAAATCTAGCAGAATCAACCACTTAGCACCTTACCGGACCTCGCGGGGGCGAAGCTCGGGCGTGCGGATTACAGCAGGCACGTGATGAACCGATCGGACAACGAGCAGGCGTAAAAACGGGAATCGGGAAAGAGTGCACGGTGGGGGATGACGCCTCCCATTAACAATTATTGCGATTTAATGCTTGACATTGAGATATATTGTGATAGAGTGGATACAGATTGATTGAGGGGGAAGAGAAATGACTGCAACTACCGGAATCAACGAAGTGCGGGAACTCTGGAACAGCCTTACTCCTGCACAGCGCCGTGAGCGGTTTGTCGGAGCCAGCAAGGCATCTAGCTATAAGCGGTGGGATGCGCTTGGCATCATGGCTCAGATGTTAATCATTCTCTAACTGACCGGCCCGCGTGAGCCGGAATCACGCATTCACCGCGAGGAATGTATGGATCTATCTCAACTGCGACCCATTGACACACGGCAAGCTATTGAAGATGCTCACGCCAACCTTTCCGTAGCCCTTCGCTACGGTCTCACTATCGGGCGAGCAACCGACGCAATTGATCGGGAACACGTTGCGCAGGCATGCGCAGTGCTTAACTTGATCCGCAAGGCTAACCCACTCACATAGTTCACCGCTAGCCTAGAGCGTTAGCTGGGCCAACCTGAGGGGGATTTAAATGACTTACAGCAATCCACGGATGAGCGCAATGATTCCAGATTGGCCGAGCGGAGCCAAGCGCGTTACGGCTCGGTTTGAAATCGAGCAGACGCCAAAAGGTGAACGGGCTGTGCGCATCACGACCGGTGATCCCAAGAAACTGACCTACGCCAAGATGGCACGGATTGTAGACGGTGACGACGGTCGAACCTACATCGCCGAGTACACCGGCTATGGATTCATCTCAATTATGCGCGGCGACATGAAATTTGAGCAGGAAACGATTCACCAGAATGACCCACGCTATGCCCAGGCGCTTGAGTTGTTCGCCTAGCGCATGTCTGGCGGTTTTAGACAGGTATGTACCTTTGGAGAGTGGTAAATCAACAAATTAGGAGAAAACAATGAAACTTACTACGACATTCAAACTCCTGCGGAAAGCAGCATCATCAATCCGCAAACCGCGCTACGAGTTCCTCCGCAAAGCACTCTCACGCGAGGGATACGGATATGACACACCCATCAACCTGCTAACCATCCTCGAAACCAACGGCCTTGATGATGCTCTCTGGGCTCTATCCGCAACCGCCGAAAACTGCGAAAAAGTTGCACGCCTTATGGCTGCTGACTTTGCTGAGCAAGTGCTGCCAATCTGGAAAAAATACTCTGACGACACGCGTCCCGAGTTGGCTATCAAGGCTGCGCGAGACTTTGCCAACGGATTGATTACGAATCAAGAAAGGGCTGCTGCGGGGGCTGCTGCGTGGGATGCTGCGTGGGCTGCTGCGCGGGATACTGCGGGGGCTGCTGCGAGGGATGCTGCGTGGGCTGCTGCGGGGGCTGCTGCGGGGGATGCTGCGTGGGCTGCTGCGCGGGATACTGCGTGGGCTGCTGCGCGGGATGCTGGGGCGGCGAGGCTGGCGGAAGGGTACGCGCGGGAGAAGCAGAAGGAGATATTTATCAGCTACCTGCAACCTGAAATTTAATGCAATCTTGCACTTCAGTGTAAGACACTCACATTTTGTGATTATGGAGGAGAAGTGAGCACCCTGAGCGATAAATCCGCAATAGCCTACTGCGATTACGTGGCGCACATGAGAAAGCATGAATGCCTTGGATGGGAGCAGAAAATCAAAGATGGGAAGTTTGGCGATGCGGAATTAAAAGCGCACACCTACGGCGGTTTGCTGCACGGGAAGCATATCGCATACGCGGACGCGGCTAATAATCTTGCCGCCCTCGAAGCCTCACATAAGGAACTAGTAGAGGCACTGAGGAATCTGATTCTTACTTGCCCATCGAACCTACATTGCGATGTGTTCCATCACGCGACGCATGATCGTCACGATTTCACCGGAAAATGCCCCGTTAAGGATCGCTATGAAAAATCGATTAGCGACGCCGGCATTGCCCTCGCCAAAGCCGAGAAACTCACCAAGTAAAGGACACCATGACCCTACCAACATCACCACCCGAGTACCTCACCGTGAAACAGACAGCAGAGCATTTCCTGTGCTCCGAACGAACTATCTGGCGTCTCATCGAAACTGGCGAACTGAAACCAACCAGACTCGGCCGGAAGATGGTCCGCATTACCCGCTCAGCAATCGAAGAATACGAGGAAAGGAACTCAAACCAATGACCCTGCTCCTGATTCTCTCCATCCCCTCGGGGATCGCATTCACTACTACGGCTATCTTTAAATCGCACAGGAGAACAAAATGAGCAACGCGGCAGATGGGTACCTCGGAGATTGGCTTCCGCACACGAAAACGTGTCGATGTGATGAATGTGAACTAGGAAGGGTTCGTGCCTCCGCGCGCGATCAGAAAGCAGCGCTTGAGATTGTGTTTCCTTTCCTCGTCGAAGAGCAGCAGGTTTTGGAGCGCTCGTATTTTCCAGAACCAAACGACGAAGATGAAGTGGGACTTGAGCGCATTTCCCTGCTTATCAAAGTCGTCAGCGAAGCACTCGCAAAAACAGACTGACTAGCCTTTAACCTCCGCTGCGCGGTCCTTGCCGTAAGCGGCGAACACCAGATTAACCGGCAATTGCACCACGGAAAGGAAACACATGCAACTCACCACTACATTCCATCTCCTGCGCCAAGCTTCCGCCTGCAAACCGCGCTACGAGTTCCTCCGCAACGCACTCTCACGCGAGGAATACGGAGACGACACGCCCATCAACCTACTTACTATCCTCGAAACCAATGGCCTGGATGATGCGCTATGGGCACTTTGCGCAACCGCCGAAAACTGCGACAACGTAGCACGGCTTATGGCCGCTGACTTTGCAGAGCAGGTGCTATCAATCTGGCAGAAATATTCGCAGGATAAGCGGCCAGAATTGGCGATTAAGGCCGCGCGAGACTATGCCAACGGATTGATTACGGATCAAGAAAGGGATGCTGCGTGGGCTGCTGCGGGGGATGCTGCGTGGGATGCTGCGGGGGCTGCTGCGCGGGATGCTGCGCGGGATGCTGCGTGGGCTGCTGCGCGGGA